CTATTTTCCTCTGTGCTTCTTCTTCATCTAACCTTTTTTGTTCTGCTATTCTCTCTGCTTCAGCTTCAGCTTCAGCTTCTTCTTTTGCTATTCTCTTTCTTTCTTTTTCCTCCGCCTCGGCTATTTTCCTCTGTGCTTCTTCTTCATCTAACCTTTTTTGTTCTGCTATTCTCTCTGCTTCAGCTTCAGCTTCAGCTTCTTCTTTTGCTATTCTCTTTCTTTCTTTTTCTTCTGCCTCGGCTATTATTCTCTGTGCCTCTATTTTATCTAACCTTGCTTGTTCTGCTTGTTCTTTTGCTACTCTTTCAGCTTCTTTTTTAGCTTCTATAGCAGCAATTCTATCTCTTTCTTTTTTCTCTGCTGCCGCTATTTTTTTCTTTGCCTCTTCCTCTTTTGCTTTTTTCTCATCAGCAATCTGTTGCCATGCAATCTTAATTGCTTCCCTTTGTTGGATATAAGGATTCTCCATTATTTTGGCAAGCCGTTGCTTGAAGGCCCTCTGCTCTCGTAAAACAGCATCAGAGGAACCACTATCACCAGTGTTTCCACCTCCTACGTATGTGCCTCCACTCCATGAAGAACCTGAATCGCCACTACCATAACTACCGCTATCATTCAGAGTTGGAATCTTCTCCCCTTTGTATTCAACAAAATCAAATGGGCGGTCATTCTTTTCTGCCAAAGCTGTAATTACAGGGCCAAAGCCGGATGTATAACCCTTGTCTTTATCCTCCCACCGTAGAGTATTAAGTGCTTCAACCTCCGGGTCTGTCAGAACAGCAACCTGATGAGTCGAATCAAGTCTCCCTCTTCCTTCCTCTTTTGGTAACTTTAAAGAAGTCTCTACAACTCCTTTTTCGTACCCCGTTGTCTCATAACTTTTTATATTGGTCTTAGGGTCTTTTTCACCTGACCCGCCAAGTGCTTTCAGTAGTCTTTCTTCTCTCGGGTTAATATGTGCGACTTCGTGTCCTTTCGGCCCTGCATCATTGATAGCCTTAACAGTAGCTTCGTTGAAAGCAACGACTTGAGGTTTCTGTTGAGGTTCCCGACTTCCGGGGCCAGCAGCCACTCCACCTCTACCTTTACCCGTGGCAGTTTTAAAACCTTTGCTGGGAGCAGATGCGCCTGTTTTTTTAGATACTCTTCGTGCCATAATTATTTAACAACTGTTGCGCTGGAAGGGTTTTGGAAATTTTCAATTCTCTCCCTGAGTTTCTTGCGGTTTTCTATTTCATCTCTTTTCGCAAGTCCTTCTGTGATGTTACCGAATACATCCAAGAGCGGATCGAATTTAGGAGGTTGATTCAAAATTCCTGCTTGCGAATTTGACAGTGAAGCAGCTAAGTCAGGATTCGCATTTACTTGGTTCAAATTAGTCATATCTCTTTTTGCAGCAGTAACTGCGGCTCTTGATTTATTAGCCGCATCAATTGCGCCTGATGCTAGTTCATTTTTTTGAATGCCGTAATCTTCTGCTGCTTGCACTTTTTTATCAACTTCAGTTGAACTACCAAATCTGCCACCTCTTGCAAGGGCAAACTGTAAATCCTTCAACCCCTTTTTAAATTGATCTTCCAGTTGTGGTTCATAATAATCGAGGTATGCATCCGAACTTTTGTCGTAAAAATCCTGATCGTATTGACCGAAAACCTTTTCGATTTCTGCAAGTCCTGCATCTACTTTCAACTGCCTTCTTGCTTCGGCTTCAGCTGCAGATTCATATTCTGATCCTCCTTCTCCTCCTCCGCCTATTCCAAATAAAGAGTCAAGAAATCCTCTTACATCATCGACTAATGGTATTTTCATATTTACCCTGCTTCGTTTAATGAATAATGTACTGTTAATGTCCCTAGTTTTGCTGCTCCAGCCTGTTCATTTTCTAACTTTAACGCAATGTGAGTGGACGTTGTTGAAAGACCGACTCTGCCAAGTCCGTAAGTAATTTTGTTAATAGTTGCCGCCAGTTCGTTGGCTTCAATATCAGTTGGATCACCTCCAACTTTTATTGTCCACGTTGATGATGAAACTAAATCCAAACCTGACCACATTTTGTCTGTTGCAGGAGTTGAAGCATCTAAGAACGGAAGCTGTACTGTGACTTTGCACGAATCATATTCATTGTCATTAATACCACCAAGTGAGTAAATTTTGTCTCCGCTTCGGCAGAGTATTTGTCTCCCGTCAAATGCCCAATCCTCAATAACAAATCCCGGCTCATACACTGACCATGCAGACACCTTTGAACTAGGGAAATAACTAAATACATAAACTTTCAATCCAATAGCTAGATAGTAACGTCCTGATCGTGGGTCTAAGATTCCGCAAGCATCACGCCCATCGGCATCATCTTCTTGGACTGCACTGATAATAATAGAGTCTATGGAATTCCCAATATCTCCAATATAAGCGGCATTTGAAGAATCCCTAGACTTCAAACTTCTTATGCCGGAACGTGCCAGATAAAAAACATCTGAGTCTCCAATCGCTATTACTGATTTACTTGCAATTGTACCCGTATTATTTAAGACCTGTACCAGTTGAATCACGTTAGGGTCAGGGTCAGAAAACCATATCTGAATGCAATCTTGCGCTAAGATTGCCATGTTTTCGTAGTACGTTGACATCGCCATCAATTCTTCAGAATTTCTGGCGTGGTTGGATAGCACTTGAAACCCTGCTCCGGGTGCAGAATTAATTGCTGCTGTTGCTGTGCCTGTCCATTGCGTTGGATCACCGACTCCGCACCATCTCCAAGTGGATTCTTCTAATGAGTGAATAGCATATTTGTTGCTGTATATATAACTGCCAGCCTGTTGACCACTCGTTATACTTGCTCCACCTGAAGTGACTGTCTGAGTAGGATTTGTTGTTGCTAAATCCCCAGTTTTTGTTTCGACATGAGCAACACCATTATAATATGAGTTTACTGCAGCACCTTGTGTCTCTGCTATAATTGTAACGACAGCCCCATTTGCTACAGCTTCCCATTCTGGTGAGGTTGCAGTGGAGTTTATTTCATCAGCTATTTTTTGTGCAGTATTTGAATGTGAGTCTTCCCACAAAATAGGATCACGAATAATGGATATACCATCCATCGTGATATTAGTAATCGCATTATCCACCCCACCAGCTAATGGTGATGTCCCGTTTGCTAGGCCAAAATCTCCTTGTGTACTGGAGGTTATCGCCTTCCCGTTTGGGACAGTCCCCTTATCTGCTGCTGTTATTGTTACTGTTGTAGTAGATGAAGTAGCAGTATAATTGGGGACTGATTCCCTTGCATTAATCGCTGTTGCAATCGCTGCCGCAGTTGTATTATTATCCCCTGTATGTGCGACTGTACCTGATATAAGATCAACATTATCTACACGCAAATACAGTAAATCATTCCCTGCGTACTGTGTCCCTGCATTAACCACAACTGTCCCGGCTGCTGCCGTTCCTGTGGTTTCTGTTGCATCCCCACCAGTAACTGAAAAACCGACTCTTGCCCGTCCATCATATTGCTGGATGATTCGGTTCATGGCGATAGCACTCTGATATGAGTGTGTCCCAGTGCCAGTGCCAGTAAAAGATATTGCAGTCCCGCTTTCGGCTGCTGCAAGTTTAAATGTGTTAGTTGTAGAACTAACCACATAATAATCTGTTGCTAAAGCAAATCCTGTGGGTAGGGTGTCTGTAGTAGTTAATCTCACAACTGTGTCATCTGCCATACCATGTGATGCTTTAGTCAGTGTATTAGCAGTATCATCCAAACTCGTAATTTCTGTCGCTTCCTGAGAAGCACCGGGGTCATCGTGATCGCCCCAATAGTGGTTGATTAGTCCGTCTTCAAATTCCACTGCCGCATAAGGTTTTCCATCGAAAAAATCAACACTCAAAATCTTCGCCATGTCCTCTTCGCCAGTATTCCCCTTATAGCGACTTTCCATTTTCAAGACTGATAATGCCTCTGGTTGTCCTGTCATAGAAGGCCGTCCAGAGTGACAGTCTGCAAAGACATATACTCGCCCACCTCCAGCAGCTAGGCCGTGGGTTTCTCCTGTAGGAAGAGTAGCCCAAAGTTTGAACGCCCTGCGCTTCTCAATCTCACCACCACGGGTTATATGGGCATTGGTTAATCCTGCAACTCCGTCATCATTCAGGCCATATAGACTGCCCGGTACAGACGTTACTGAAGTCCTGCGGGTGTCAATCCCAGCTTTAAAATCTTCGACTAAGACGTATGGCATAGTTAAGCAGCCTTATGAACGTGCATTGGTAAATCTCTAACCTCACTCTCCCCAAGAACGAGGGGTTCAGTCTTGGATAATCTTGCTCTTAATCTTTGATAATGCACCTGTGCCTGTTGGCCTTTCATTTGTGCATCTGGACTTTTCTGGCGGGTTAATAATTCGCTGGCAGCGAAAAGTACAATTAACTGATCATCTAAATCAGCGGTGTCATCTAAGGAAACAAAGGTGGATAAATTACCTGTGCCTTCTAATCTGAATAGGCCGTCACCTGTAGTAGTATTTGCATTCTCACTTGGCATAGGCCAGACTTCTACCTGTGACAATCCGTATGCCTCATATTTACGAATCGGCCATGAGCGTGACCCTGTATCAGAATCATGGATTGTGTAATCACTTGGCGAGATTCCATACTGGATTTTTTGCCAACTTGACCCATCTTTAAAAGAAGCCTTTTGCACTCGTTCAAGTGTTAATCCGGCAGGGATGTCATAATAACGTGACCCTGCTTGAAGCGTAATATCCTTTTTAACCTGAAGGAACGGCCATGCAAAATCTTCCCAGAGTCTACGTTGAACCCGGTTAAGTAGATTTATCATCATCTCTTGAGTTGACTTCCCAAGTGCTGATGAAATTGCGTGGCCTGATTCGCTTCTCAGGTCATTCAGCAGGACTTGAAGAGTTGTGTTCCTTGCCATTTGTTCCTTTTTTTGCGTTGATCGGTGGCCCCCCATCTAAAAATAAATTTTCCGGCATCTTTAGAGATTTTATATCAAATGGTAAATTCCCAAAGGCTCCGAATACTTCTGTAAATTTTTCCTTGTATATTTTGCCTAGCCTCTCACGTTCACTATCTGATGTCATTTTATCTTTGCCAGTTAAGACAATACGATCAATTGAACCAGTTCCATGAAGATGTTGTAATACTGCGAATTCAGGGACTGTAATCCCCTTTTTTACTACAGTATGTCCTGTGTCTCCGCCAATTGCCACATTTGCTCGGTAAACATTTTCCATAATAATTTTTCTATTGAAATGAAGCAGTCCCCGGAGGGACTGCTAATAGGTCATTACGTTATTTCATAAACGCCATGACAGTTTAATTGACTAGCACACAAGACACTGGTAGTAGTTATCGCACGATAAATACTGTAGTAATCATGTGGGCGAGTTGGAGAGTGTCGCACCATTTTCTCCCCGTCCATGTACATAAGGTACAGCTTGGATGGGTCAATAATGTAGCAACGCTTTGCAGGAGCCTGACCGGAAATAGTCAGATCATCAAGACTTGGATCGTACTGGAAATGAATCCCTTGGTAGTACACTTCACCCATACTGATGTCTTGTTTCCCGTTCCAACCTGATTGTGTGAAATTACCTTTGTTTTTCAACTCAGTTGTAAGCTGATCAAGAAAAGTAGAACCACAAACTGCTACCGAGGGTTTTCCCCCGTATCTGCGCAACTGGCGTATTTCACTATGGATTTTGTCAATTAAGACTTGACCCGTTGATGTTGCAGCAATTGCAACGTCAAAGCGGTTCCTCCACCAAGTGTTTGTGTCAGTCCGTAGCGTTCCAACTGATGCGTTGGTTGCAGTTGGATCATCAGCTATCACACCTTGGATTCCTGTCATAGCTGTTGTGGATGTTCCATCGGTATAAAGTAAATCATTCATACCACGGGAATAACCCTCAAGCATATCTTCCATCTTATCCTTGAAAAGATTTACGAGAACAGTTTTATCCCTACCAGAAACATTTTTGGTTTCCCCAGTAAGTGCATCACTTACGGAAATGCCGTCATGTTTCAACTCGGTATGAGTCACTTCAATACCAATGTGATGTTCGTGCCAAGTATACTTAGCCCGTTTAATGTGGTCAGGGTTAGAATACGTCACCTGATCGGTGGCTGTGTAGCCCGCCAATGCTGTTTCGTATGTACCCTTAACCGCCAGATCGACTTGACCTTTGCCGCCCGGATAGCTTTTGGATGCTTTATCCATTGCATTGAAGAGCGGTTTGTCTTGTATAGTCTGGCTTAAAACGTCACCACGATTTATAAAATAATCGAGGCTCGCATTGGCCACGTTGGCCAATTGGTCGCTGGTTAAAGCCGCCATGTTGTTCCTTTTATATTACAGAGAAACCCCACAGAAGTAGTCTTTACTGGTTCAAGGACTGCGTTATTGCATCTCTTAGCGAGACAGGCTCAACTACAGGGGTTCCACTAAGTTTACCACCTGTTGCCGTGCGTATTGCTTGTGGTTGAGGTTGTCGAGCCTTAAACCTTTCATTGACAGTTGCATAGGCATCTTCTACAAGACCTAGTACGTCTGCCTGAGTTTGTGGCTGTCCTCGCTCATTCACTAGAGCAACTACACGATCATTAAATTCCTCTTGCTTGAGACTAAAATCCACATCTTTTGCTAAAGTAGTTTCACCCCACGTTTGCAATGCAGAAGTCAACATATCACTTTGATTCCGTGTCTGTTGCTGCTGGCTCTTAGCTAGGTCAACTTTACGTTGGTTTTGTACCCGTGCTAATTTTGCTCTTGTCTGGCTTAACTCTTTTGCTGCATCCTCGTCAAGAAACCCATCATCCACTTTACTCTGGATGTCTTCCGGCAATCTTCTTCCAGTTATTTTAGATATATTCCCTAAATGATGGCCTAGCATTTTATAGGCTAATTCTGGATTATTTCTAATCGCAGCCATTATCTTGAACCCCTCAACCGAATCTTTTGCAGTCAAGTTGTTCTTCTCTATAAAATCCGTTATTTTGGCATACTGGTCTGAATCAGACTGAAGTTTTGCCGTTGTCTCTTTTAACTCGTTCTTTTCGGCTACGAGACTCCGAAAACGGGGGTGCTTGTTAAATGGAACGTCTTTGTAATCCTCTGGCGGTGTTTCTCCAGTGGCTTCAAATGGTTCCGTGACTTCTGTCTCTTCAGTAGCTTCCGCTTCTTCCGCTACAACATCCTCTTCTAAAGGGCCAAGTGCATCTTGCACCACACTCTCTAAAGTTTCAGTTTCGGTTTCTGCTTCAACTTCCGTGGCATCTGACGATGATGCCATGTCTTCCGCAACTTCTGTGGTAGACTCGTCTGTAACAACTTCTTCAGAAACGGGGGACGATTCCGTTTCTTGTGGCTCTTCTTCTGCCATAATACGTCCTTTGGTTAATTGTTAAACATTCACTCCAACTTGTGGTTTACCACCACCGGGTGGACTTGGTAGCGGAGCATTATTGCCCCCCTGACCGCCTTGCGCTTCAGGAGGTTTCCCCCCTCTACCTTGCGCTTGAGCCTTCGCACCTTGCATCATGTTTTGTGCAACGATTGAAGGTAACTTATCTATAATTGCATCGGTTAAATCCATCTTGTCATCTAAGCGTTTCAACAGTTCTTTTCCAAGAAACTTCGGATCAATACCCGGTATTTGTATCAAGAATGGAATTATACGCTCAATATTTTGCAGTTCAGCAGCTTTATTCGGTTTGCCTGTTGAACCTGCTTCTATCTGTAAATAAATCTCGTTCAGTACATCCTCTTTCTTAAACTCTGGCCAAACTGCACCGGGGCCGCAGATTGCCATAACTTCTTCCTTACTCATCTCTAAGAGTAAGACTTGTCCGGCTGCTCTGGTTATCTCCGACATAAAGGAGTCAAGATCATCTATGTTTGCGCCAATAGCAGACATTCTGGATGATTCTGCAATGGAGGTTTCAGTGGCAGTGCCTTTTGATACTTGACCGAAATTAGCCTCTTGCTGACCAACTACAAGTTGGACATCATCAAAGATTGTCCGTACTTCATACAGGTTAGGATCAATACCAATCTGTTTTACAGGCTGTAGTACGTCATCCACTTTCTGTCCTGCAACTAATGCTTGTAATTCTAAAACTGCATTTGCAGGAGGGTCTTTTAATATATCCTTATCCTCTTGTTCAAGCATCCCGGCTGGCGTTGCATACTTTGGCCTGTTTGCCCGTCTATGTTCCCTCAGTCCCTGCCTTGCCCGGTTATACTCATGTTGCATTGGAGCAAGAAGTTTGATGTCAGACGGAGGATAAAGTAGGTCTTTGTGTTCAATCTCATTAAATGTCAATGCGAAAAACGGCCAGAATGTTTCCAGCTTGATTGGTGGTGCTTCTGGTTCTGTAAGAAAATCGTTATGCCCGTCACATACTACATAAAGTAACCCTGCGTTCTTGTCATATATTTCCCAGACTAAAGCAAGGCCGTCCCTGACGTTATCTGCATTGTTGTTGAAGAAATTATAATTGTTTGACTTTCCCCCATTTGCCCCAGTTTGGTTGCCCTTCATGTCATACGATAAATAATTATCATTCACATCAACATCGTAAATTTCCTTA